TTTAAATAAAACTGTATTTACTCAAGGTAGTGTAAATTCTATTATAGACGCTATGAAAACACACACCACTGCACCATCTACAACTATTGAAACAAATGCTAGAGCTGTCTTACCAGCATCAGTGTCAGTTAAAGTAATTGAACAAGCGACTGCAGCAATTACTGATAAAAACAATAATATAACTTTAGAAAGTAAAGTATCAAAAGATGTGAAAACAGAAACTAAAGCACAAATGAAAGAAGTTAGACAAGCTGGAATAGGATTGGATCCTACTGGAATCTTAGGCGGCGCTGGTAGATCAGGAACTAATATACTTGCTAATCTTACCGCAAAAGTTAAAGGTATTACAGGAGGTGGGTTAGACAAACTTGGATTAGGAAATATTAAAAATAAATTGCCAGGTTTACCAGATGGAGTTATTCCTCCTGCAGGAGTTGAAGTTCCTAACTTAATTGAAGGATTTGATCCATTAACAGGAAAACAAAGTTTTAATACTAATGTTAGTAAACTTATACAAAAAGGAAAACTGACTCCGAATATGTCTCCTGCAAATGTAGCGAATTCGTCAGGTTCTAAATCCGATTGGACTGGATATAGTACACCTAACACTTATAAATTTGAGATAATTCAATCAGTAGAGCAATTAGAAGATGAGTTAGAAAATAGTAGTAGATTTAAAAGTAATAATAATGCAGTAGTTGCTATTATTGTTGGTTGGTCTGATAAAATGACTGGCCCTCCAGAAAAAGTCAATGCACAAACTATTCACGCTGTAAGTAAAGCTAGTGATGAACAATTGCTTATAAAATCTAAAGGAGATTTACAAAAAGCTATAAATGAAATAAAGAAAAACCCAAAATTATATGGAATTCAATCTCATTTTGTAATATTAACAGATGGGCGAATACAAAAAGGAAGGCCTATAGACGAAGTGCGAAATCCAGATACATCAGCATTTGATCTTACAGGCGTACAAGTTACATTAGTTGCAAATAACGAACAACCAGCTAGTCCTGTACAAATGGCATCATTAAATAAATTAATATCTAAAATATATCAAACTTTACCAGGAGTTAACGTATTCGGCGATAACGATTTGGATGATACTAAATCTGGTCCAGGTTTTGATATGAGTGCTATCCGTGACAAGTATGGAAAAACAAACACTATTGAAAATCCTGAAGATGCCGGCAATGGGCCAACTAGAAAAGAAATAGCATATATAAAACCAAAGGAAGTTGCAAAAGGTAATACAACAATATTTAATGCTAAAAACAAATTTTCATTTTCAAAATTACAAGATAAATTTGAAAATATAGATCCAGAAACTGGAAATGAATTACCAGCAGATCATGCTAAAGATGCTGCGGCAGTAAAAACTGCGATGAATGATGTTTTAAGTGGAAAATTAGATATAAACAGTGGAATAGCTAAAGCTGTAAATGATCCTAAAAATTCTTTAGCTAAGCAACAAGGCGATAGCATTGTGAAAAAACTTATTCCTGGTGTTGATAAGAATAAATCATTTGTAGATACGATATCTAAAAAATTAGATATTAAAAACTTAGCTAGTATATTTGGAAGGAAATAATATATGTCTATGGAATCTGAAAATTTCACAATACCAGCTGGAAAAGCTGCTTCATTAAAAGATAAAAAAGATGGATTTGAAGATCCTGGAGGAGCGTATCCACGTGTAGAATATCAAGAACAATCATCAGTTAATGAAATTGCAAGAGGATTTAAACGTGTAAATGTCGAGCTTGGCGGAAGTGTAAAAGATATTGATTTGGAATTAAGTGATGAAAGTACTTCACAATATCCTAATTCACAAGTTAAGGAAACAGCATCAGGCCATATAGTAGAATACGATGACACTCCTGGATCTGAACGAGTAATGATTAGACACACATCTGGATCTGGTGTAGAGATGCGAGCAGATGGCACAGTGATATATGCATCAACTAAAAATACTTTAAGAGTAACTGCTAACGACGAAAAGGTTGTAGTTGATGGAGACGGTGAACTACAATATAATGGAAATTTAAAACTAAAAGTTGCAGGTGATTTTGACTTAGAAGTTGGTGGAGATTTTAATGTTAATGTTAAAGGCGATATGGAACAAAACATTACTAGAGGATTAATACAAGATATCGCTGGAAGTCATGAAGTGCAAATCATAGGTGATAAATCAGAAACAGTTGGAGGCAGTTATACATCATTAATACATGGTGATAAAAATAATATTATTAAAGGTTCATTTGCTGAAAATATACAAGTAGATCATAACTATGCTGCTGGTGGTACACTCATAATGACTGCTGAAAAAGAAGTAACTCTTTCAACTAAAAGTGCAAATATTATAGCTTCTTCACTTGCAGTATTAGGAGATAGTGGAACTATAGGTGGTGAAGATATGGTTTATTATGGTTTTGCTGCTCATATACCTCGAGTAAATTCTACTTCAGTCCATGCTACAACAATGCATGCTACAACTTTTCATGGCACTTTAGAAGGTAATGCTAAAACAGCAACACAAGCTGGAAAAGCAGGAACAGCAGGATCGCTTGGTGCTAGTGGCGCCGCAGGAACACATACATTAAGTAACGTAGCAGGTACTAATAAAGTAACTGTAACACCAACTACAGAAGTGTTAAATGATGCATTAGAAAAATCAGGTGTAGCTATTAAGAGAGTTCACATCGATGAATTCAGTGAATTGTATAATCGATTAGATAGAACTGTTCATTATGGCGGAGTTTCAAAAGTTGATCTTAATACACGCCAAGCTAGATCTAAATTAAGAGATCCTAATAATATTAATAATGAAAAATTTATTTCAGCATTAATTGCAGATGGTACAGTGTCTCCTAATATTACACGTGTAACTCCTCTATCAACAGGAAGAATTGTTGGTGGTAAAAAAGTACCTAGAAGAGGCATTGAGCCATTAGGAAGAGCAACTAATCCAACACAATTGTTTATATAGGAATATAATATGGAAGTAATAAACACAGATTTTTTTGTAGATGCTAAATATAATCCAGTATTTCAAGATGAAATAACTAGTAAAACAAAACTTGCTCCTGGAATATCTATGGCAAAATTCCTAGGTGGTTATGGTGATCCAGTTACATTAACACACATCTTAGAAGATAACGATAGATTACTATTAGCTAAACAATATACTCTTCATGCACAAGCAATGAAAACAATAAATTCTACAAGTGCTACTAAAGAATTTAAAGATTTTAGATTACAAGTAGTAGAAGGATTATATAGACCAGAACCAGGCGAAGACTTAGATGTTAGTGACGGCGTTAATTATATGATGTCTAGAGGTTTTGCTGTTGTGTATGAGTTAATAAATTTAAAAGGTAAAACCGCTGTAGAAAAAACATTTGATCTTGCTGTATATTGGAAAGACAATTTGCAATTTGATAAACTAATATTAGATTACGATAACTATAATCCGGATTTAACATTGAACGCACAAATAATATTAATAATGCCTGAAATTATTCCACCATGGAATATAACATATAAAAATGAAGTTGAAACAAGATATAATAATAGAAATCAAGCTACTAATGAATTATTAGAAGTATTAAGAACAACATCGGCCGCATAACTGTTATAAATAGTTAAAAAGGAAATATGATGCCAATCAGAGCTTTTTCAGTAGAAGACGGAAATATAGGAAGTGCTACAATTCTTTCTAACAAAGTTGTATCTTCTAAAGATATAGATCTAACTTTTGCGAAAAAAACGTCTGGGGACATTTATAAAAAAGAAAATGCGGCTGCAGTTAAACAAGCTATTAAAAACTTGTTATTGACTAATTTTAGTGAAAAACCTTTTCAACCAAAATTTGGTGGAAATCTAAACTCTTTTTTATTTGCTCTTAATACAGATATAGACGATGACGATTTAAGAGAACAAATTATGCAATCAATTGAAATATTCGAGCCAAGAGCTAGAGTTTTAAACATAACATCGAATTTAAAAGATGATTCGCATGAAATAAAAGTTACTGTAACATTTCAAGTAATTAGTACATCTGAAACACTTACGACAGACGTGAATATAACGAGGTTAAGATAAATGGCAACAACAATAAAATCGACGCAACTTGACTTTGATACAGTCAAAGGCAGACTTAAAGATTATTTTAAACAGCAAACTGAATTTGCAGATTATGATTTTGAAGCTTCAGGCTTAAGTAATATACTAGATGTCTTAGCATATAATACACATTTTAATGGTCTTACTGCTAATTTTGCATTAAACGAATCTTTTATTAACACTGCTCAACTAAGAAGTTCAGTCGCATCTTTGGCTGAAGGTTTAGGTTATGTCCCTAAATCATATTCTTCGTCAAAGGCAGATTTAAATTTATCTGTTCTTATTAGTTCAGGCACCAGACCAACTAGTATAACTATTCCTAGAAACACTTCATTTACTAGTAGTGTTAATGATGTATCATATGTATTTCAAACTAGAGAAAGTTTTACTGCAATAGATGATGGTGTTGGATTATATTCATTTTTAAATTCTACAGATGGAACAAATATTTCAGTCTTTGAAGGAATTGAAAAAACTAAAACATTCTTTGTTGGTGATACTACAGACTCCCAAATATATGTTATACCAGACATTACTATTGATACTACTACAATTCGCGTAAGAGTTTTTCCTACTTCAGGTTCTTCATTGTTTGACACTTACACTAATATAAGCAAAGCAATTCGAATTACTAATAGTAGTACACACTATCAAATTAAAGAAGTTCCTAATGGATATTATGAGATAATTTTTGGTGATGGTTTAACTACAGGTAAAGCACCAGTAGCAGGTAATAAGATTATAATAGATTATCTATCAACTAAAGGAACAGTTGCAAATGGAGCTGCTACTTTTACTCCTTCCGCAAATATTACAATATCTGGAACTAGTTACACGTTACTTACTACAACAGAAGCAGCTGCAGCTGGCGGATCATATAAAGAAAGCGTAGAATCTATAAGACAAAATGCGCCTATTGCTTTTACATCACAACGAAGATTAGTGACAGCAGAAGATTATAAAGGTCAGATTTTAGCTAATTATGGAGCATATTTAGATGATGTTACTGCATACAGTGGTGCAGATAGTATTCCAGCAATTTATGGAAAAACTTTTATTGGATTAAAATTTAAAAATGCAGTAACTGCTGATACTCAACAATCTGTAAAAGATACAATTCAAACTGAACTTACTGATAATATGGCTATAATGTCAATAACAACAGAATATGTTGAACCTATAACTACGTTTTTATCAGTAAGTACAACCTTTAATTTAGATCCGGATCTAACTGGTTCAACTTCACAATCTTTAGAAACCAATGTACAAAACACAGTTAATAATTATTTTACTACTAACTTAGGAAAATTTAATAAAGTATTTAGAAGATCTAATCTTCTTACTACCATCGATGCAATTGATCCATCAATATTAAACTCTAAGATGGCTATCTTTATAAAACAAAGTTTTGTACCAACAGTTAATTTATCTCTTGCGTATACTATAGTTTTTCCAGTTGCATTAGCTGAACCAAATGCTTTAATTTCAACATTTAGTTCTACACGATTTACTTTTAATTCTCAGGCATGTGTAATAAAAAATAAACCAGGAACTACTAAATTACAAATAATAGCAGAAGATGGAACAGTAGAAATTGATAATATTGGTTCTTATAATAATGCATCAGGCGCAGTTACTTTAACTGGATTTAAACCTACAGCATTTGAAGGAGCTGCAATATCATTATCTGTAACTCCTGCAAATCAAAATACTATAAGACCTTTAAGAAACTATATTATAGAAATAGATGTTGCAACCTCATCTTCAGCAGCAGTTTTAGATTATCAAACCACAGCGGTAAGTATATAAATGTCAATTAATTATCATAGTAAAAGAAGATTAAAATCTTTTCAAAATAGAAAAGTAAGAGAAGCTTTACCAGAATTTTATACTAGCGAGTTTCCAAAATTAGTAACTTTTCTAGAAAAATATTATGATTTTTTAGATTCTGCAGACGGCGCTCATGCGTTTGGTCATGACAATCATCAGTTATTTGCTAAAAAAGATATTGGAGAAATGCCAGCAGATTTACTAAATAATTTAGTAACAGAGTTGGGTGGTGGATTAAAAACGGGTGATAATTTTACTAATACTAGATATGCTTTAACAAGATTAGCTGATTTAGCTAGACTAAAAGGAAGTAGATTTTCACTTGAAGAATTTTTTAGATTGTTTTTTCAACAGCGGGCTGAAGTTGAATATGGTAAAGCATCAATATTTAAAGTTGGAGAAGCTACTAGTCAAATTGGTGTAGATTCCATTAAATATATACAAAATAATGACATATATCAAACATTTGGTTTACTAATTAAAACTGGTATTTCTGTTGATACATGGAGTGAACTATATAAAAAATTTGTACACCCTTCTGGTTTTTATTTTGCAGGACAAGTTGTATCAGACACAGAAGCATCGGTATTTCCTTCTGCTCCACTAGTTTTAGCTGATTCGTCGCCTGGTCCTAGTGTTATCTCTCAAGCAGCTATAACTATGGCAACACCATTCATACAATTTACAACATTGATAGACTCAGCTGATAAATCAGTAAGATCTAATTTAAATGAAATAGTAAGCGATTATCAAGGGTTAACTTTGGCTCAATTAGATACAACTTATCATACATTAAAACAAGTTATAACACCAAACTCATTTACTTTTGATGATAGCAGTATTAGAGATAGTGATGAAACAGGCATAAACGCAACTCCAGATTTCTCAATTACATTAGAAACTATGGATAACCAAATATTCACAAGACGTGTAACTGACTCGTCTTTCTAGTATAAATAACACTATAAGTAGGATAGAAAATGACAAGACAAAATATTAATATAGGTACTAATGCAAACGACGGTACAGGCGATACATTACGTAGCGCTGGAACTAAAATGAATGCAAATTTTGAAGAAATTTACACTCAACTTGGTGGTAATAGTTCTAATCTTAGTACATTAGTTAAACTCAAAGATTCTGCAAGTACTGGTGTAGTTATATTTGAAGGAACTAGCGCCGATTCGCATGAAACAAAATTAATTGCAATTAACGCAACTGCAGATAGAACAGTTTCTATACCAAATGCAACAGGAACTATAGTTTTTAAAGATACAACAGATATATTAACAAATAAAACTTTAACATCACCAGTTATAACATTACCACAAATTAACGATACTAGCTCTAATCACAAATATACATTGATTCCTGGCGAGTTATCTGCTAATCGTAATATAAGATTACCAGTTTTAGGAGATAGCGATACTATAGTGTTTTCAGCATTGGCTCAGACATTAACAAATAAAACTTTAACATCTCCTAAAATTGGTACATCTATAAATGATACTGCTGGTGCAGAATTAATTAAGTTTACAGCAACTGGAAGTGCAGTTAATGAATTAACAATCGCTAATGGCGCATCTGTAGCAGGTCCTGCATTATCTGCAACTGGAGGCGGAGCAAACTTAAATATAACACTTGCATCTAAAGGTACTGGATCTGTTAGTATATCTAAAGCTGCATATGGAGCTTCTACTATAACAGCCAATGGTAATGCATCAATAGCAGCAACTTTAATAATATGTAACAAATCATCGGCATTAGCTGTAGCTTTGTTAAACGGTACAACAACTGGTGAATTTAAAATCTTTTCTAATAAAGGAAGTGGACTAGCCACGGTTACACCAGCTAGTTTTGCAAATGGAACTTCATTTGCATTAACAACTAATCATGCTACTCAATGCATCTGGGACGGAGCTAAATGGTTTATGTTAAATGGTGCAGATTCATCAGATAACGGTATAAGTATAACTTAAGGAATATAAAATGACGGCAATAATCACAGACCCATTTAAGAAACAGTTAGTTCAAACTATATTTCAAGAAGTTTCTTTTCCAGATTCAGCTTCAACACATAAGTATTATCTAGGAATTGGTAAATCTGAGCAATGGAATAATACAGAAACAGTTCCTGCTGCAACAGACACACCAAGAAGTATAAGAAATGTAAGAGCCGGTCTACAATCAATTAAATCTGCAAATGATGTTACATTCACAATTCCAAGATATAATTGGTCTTCTGGTGGAATATATTCAGCGTATAGCGACGATCTTTCGGCTATTCCATCAAATAGTTATTATGTTTTAACCGAAGATAATCAAGTTTATATTTGTTTACAACAAGGCAAATCATCAACTGGCGCACCTAGTACTTCTACTGTAAAACCAGCTGGAACAACTAATAAACCGTTTAAAAGCGGTGATGGTTATGTTTGGAAGTTTTTATATACATTGAGCGCTGCTCGAGCTAGTAAATTTCTATCAGCAAATTTTATACCAGTCGAAAAGGTATTGTCAGCTGCGACTTTAGGACGTTCACACTCTGTATTAGAAACCCAACAAAAACTAGTTCAAGATTCATCGGTTCCTGGTCAAATAATTGGAATTGCTATTACGAGTGGCGGAAGTGGTTACACTGGTGATGCACCCACAGTAACTATTACTGGTGATGGAGTTCGTGCTGCAGCTACTGCTACAATTTCAGGTGGAGCTGTAGTTAAAATAGAATTAGATTCAAGTACTGATAGCACAATGGCGATGGGACAAGGATATAATTTTGCAAGCGTATCCTTTAATAGTGGTGCTGCAACTGCAATAGTTATTATAGGACCTGATAGTGGAATGGGAAATGATCCTAGAGACGAATTAAAATCTACATCATTAATGTTTAATACTAAACCTGCAGGTATTGAAGATAGTAACTTTATAGTAGGACAAGACTTTAGACAAGTCGCTCTTATCCGCGATCCTAAAAAGCATATTGCGGATTCTGATTTTACAAATGCTAGTGGTAAAGTTTTATCGTTTTTAAAATTAACAGCAGCTGCTAATACATCTTTCTTAGATGCGACAATAACAGGTGGAACTTCAGGTGCCAAGGCTATAATTGATGAAGTAGATAGTGATAGAATATATTTTCATCAATCTGAATTTACTGGATTTAAAGCTTTCGGAGAAGGTGAAGCAATAACTGGTGGTGGAACTTCAGGAACTTTAGTCGCAGCTGGAGTAGATGGCGATGCAGACGCTTTTACTAAAGATGATGTAAATAAACTATCCGGACAAATATTATATATAGAAAATAGAGCGCCAGTAACAAGGTCTGCTAATCAAACAGAAGATATAAAAGTTGTGATAACACTTTAAGGAAATAAAATATGGCTACTACACTTACAGAAACCGTCTTTAAAACTACATATAAAGATGATTTTGCCGATAGCGCAGGATTTCATAAAATCTTATTTAATTCAGGTAAAGCATTACAAGCTCGTGAATTGACGCAATTACAATCAATACTTCAAAATCAAATACAAAGATTTGGTAATAATATATTTAAAGAAGGTGCAGTAGTTAAACCAGGTGGAGCAAATATAAATCCTAAGTATGAATTTGCTAAATTAGACACTACAACTAATACTCTTCCAACTGATACTACTTCTATAACTACAGCAGCAAGTTCTGCTAATCTTTTCACTGGTCAAACATCTTCAATACAAGTTAAAGTGTTACAAGTTGTTAGTGCAACTGGTTCAGATCCAGATACTTTATACATTCAATATATGAATACTGTTTCTTCTTCTGGAACTACAACTGTGAGATTAACACCAGGCGAAGTAATAAACAATGGAACAATTAACTTAACAGTACAGTCAACTAATACAGCTGCAAATCAAGCAACTGGTGTAGGAATACTTGCAACATTAGCATCAGGCATATATTATGCTAGAGGACACTTTGTATTCACTGAAGACCAGTCGAAAGTTATTTCAAAATATTCTGATAATAAAACAACTAATATAGGATTTAAATCAGTTGAAGATGTTGTGTCAGCAATTGACGATAACTCATTATTTGATAATCAAGGAGCAGCACCTAATTTAACTGCGCCAGGCGCCGATAGATATAGAATTAAATTAACAATAGCAGAAGAAGCTGATATTGACTCTGATGAGAACTTTATTCATGTAGCAACTATTAAAAAAGGTCAAATATTTAGTGCAATAGACGCTAATAGTTCTTACAATATTCCAGCTGATGTTATAGCTAAAAGAATAAATGAAAATTCTGGTGATTACATTGTAAAACCTTTTACAGTAAAATTTGAATTAGATTCAGCTACTACTCATTTAAATTTAGCAGTAAGTCCAGGAACTGCAATTGTAGATGGCTATAGAGCAGCTACTACATTTCCTACAACTCTGCGTATAACAAAACCAAGTTCATCACTTGAAATTACAAATGAAGTGACACCAATAGATTATGGTAATGCTATTGTAGTTAATACTGATAGTGCAGGTGCAATTGATGGAATACCTAATATAAACACTTTTCCGGCATTGAATCTTAGAGATGGCCACAATTATGCTGGATCAACTATTGGAACTGCAAGAGTTAAAGCTATAAATCATTTTGAAAATAAACTTAAATTTCATATGTTTGATATTCAATTGAATAGTGGAAAAGCTTTTAGAAATGTTAAAAGTATAGGAACAGGCACTTCTGAATATTTTAATGCAGAATTAGAAAATGGTAAAGCTGTTTTAAAAGATCCTTTTAATAATACTTCTTTATTTCCTGTAGGTAAACCTAGACCTAAAGCAATTACAGATATTTCGTTTGCTGTACAACGTAGATTTACTGCAACTGCAAATGGATCAGGCGCAGCTTCAATAAGTTTATCAGCTACTGGAGAAACATTTACTAATGTAAGTGATTGGATTATTGGTAGCGATAGTAGTGTATTATATCCAAGTGCGTTATATACTAATCCATCAATTGGTGGTAATGGAGCAACCGCTTCGTCTATAACTTCTTTACCAGCTAGCGCAGCCGTTGAAATATTAGCTTATGTTAATAAAAGTCAACCTTCAATAAAAACTAAAACTTTAACAACCAAGACTGAAGTTTTAGCAGGAGGAACATCTATAACTTTAGGTAAAGCTGACATATTTGATATAACTGAAGTAATAAAGGCAGGTGATAGCGCTACTTCACGAACTACAGTATTTAAATTAGATAATGGTCAAAGAGATAATCATTATGCTTTAGGAAAAATAAGTCTAAATCCTGGTTTATCCGCAGTTGATAGTTGTCAAATAAAGTATCGTTATTTTGAGCATGGTGTTTCTGGAGACTTCTTCGCAGTTAATTCATATAATGGTCAAGTTACTTATGATAAAATACCAGAATTTACTACATCTACAGGCAATAGAATTAATTTAAGAAATTTCTTAGATTTTAGATCAGTCATGGACGCGTCATCTACATTCGCTACCTCAGGCTCCGGCGCTAGAGTAATTGAACTTCCTCAACCTGGAACACTTATTACGAGTGATAATGAGTATTATTTAGGACAAGCTGGCAAACTTGTAATTAATAGAGAAGGTATTATAAATTTTGTTCATGGCATGCCATCTTTTACACCAGCTACTCCAAATAGACCAGAACAGTCTTTAGGGCTGTATGATATTAAAATGGGTGCAAATACTGATAATGATTCTGATGTATCAGTTCAAAAAATTGAGCATAGACGTTTTACTATGAAAGATATTGGAAGATTAGAAAAAAGATTAAGCAACCTTGAAGACGTTACAGCTTTAAGCTTATTAGAAGTTGATACTAAATATTTTCAAACACTAGATTCTTCTGGTAATGATAGAGCTAAATCAGGATTCTTTGTTGATAATTTTGGTGATCATACTTTTACTGATACGCGAAGGATTACTGCTGGGTATAGAGCAGCCATTGATCCTGTAGAACAGCATATGAGACCTGCATTCTTAGAAGACAATATAAGATTATTGTATGATTCTGCTGCATCAACTAATACTATACGTAAAGGCGATAACGTCTATATGGAATATGATGAAGAACCATATATTAATCAAAACCTAGCTACAAAATTTGTTCATCTTAATCCTTTTGCTGTAATTATTTATGAAGGACTAGTTACACTATCTCCTGCTTCAGATGAGTGGAGAGACGTATTACGTCTCCCAGATAAAATTATTCATGGTGGAACACGCCTTGCAACTAATAACGCTAATAACTGGAATAATTGGTCATGGAGTTGGTCTGGAATACCTGTAGAAAATTTACAAGTAGGATCTAGTACTAACACACAAAGCGGTGTGGTTAATAGAGTTGTGAGTGAAGAAACAATATTAGATTTAGTTGAAGATAGAGTTTTACAAACTGCGTTTTTACCATTTATGAGATCGCGTAAAGTGCATTTTAAAGTACAAGCAATGCGCCCTAACACACAAATATTTCCAGTACTAGACGGTGTAAATATAGCAGCATTCGCTAGAGAAGAAACATTCCAATTTTATTCAGCAACTACTACAGATTTTGGTAATACCTTAAACGGATTAACAGCTCATCCGGATGGAACAAATACTTTAACAACTGATAATGACGGCGCTGTAGAAGGTTCTTTGATAATACCTAATAACGATGCTTTAAGATTTAGAGTTGGTACTAAACAATTAAAATTCTTAGATATCTCAGTCGATAATGAAGAAAATGCTGGTAGTATTGGTCGCGCAAATTATGCTGCACTTGGATATTTAGATACTAAAGAAGCTACGTATACATCAACTAGACAATTAAATGTACAAGGATTTAGTGTACCACCATCTGTATATTATAGATATGTTGGAGATGATGGAGGCGAACACGGACCATCTCCAACAGATCATGGAAATCCAGGTGTAGGAAATGAAGTTGGGGTAGGAACAACAAATGGACAAAACAATAATAATAATAATCAGCACTCTGGCGTAGGTGGACATGAAGAATCCGCAACTGCGGATAATTCTTGGATTTGTGCAGCAGTGTTCGATAATAACTTAATTTCAATGGATCATTATAGAGTTCTTAAAAAATGGGGTGTTTATTTACGAAGAACTGATCCATATAGAATGATTGGATATGATGCAGTTGGTCCTAAACTTGCTAAGTTATTAGGTAATACTAAATCAGGAACGTTTTTAACTAAATTGTTTAAAGCAAAACAATTAAATACTAAACTTACTTTAGCTCAACATGCTTATGATATTTCTTCTAAAATATTAGTAAGACCAACATTAAGGCTGATAGGTTTAATTATAACAATGAAAAAGGGCATATAAAATGGCAGTAACTTCTACAGGGTATCAACTTAATAAACAGCCTATAGCCCAATCATTTTTTATTGATGAACCAAATGGGATATACGTAACAAAGGTAGATTTATTTTTTGCTACAAAAGATGCAAGTTTACCAGTTCAAATACAATTACGCCCAATAGTTAATGGTTTGCCATCAGATACAGAAATTATTCCTGGATCACAAGTTGTTGTTTCAGCTAGCAGTATAAACGTTGATTTAGTTGGACCTGCTTTAACTTCTACTTCATTTACATTTCAAGAACCTATATTTTTAAAAGGTTTAGAAGATTATGCTCTAGTAGTAACTGCTGATTCAAAAGATTATCAAATTTATATAGCAGAAATAAATGAATTCACATATGGCTCAACAGAAAGAAGAGTTAATAAACAACCTACATCTGGTAGTTTATTTTATTCACAAAATGGAGTTACTTTTACTGCTGCACAAAATCAAGACTTATCTTTTGTTTTACATAAAGCAAAATTTAAACATACTAGTGCAATAATAAGTCTTAAAAATGCGCCATTGCCTTTAAGTTTATTGACACCAAATCCAATTACTACAGCTGTATCAGATGCTACTATAAGAATATTTCATCTAAATCATGGATTACAAATTGGCGATACAGTAGTTATAAGTGGAGCTGTTGCAGTAGGTGGATTGTCAGCAGCTAATATAAATGGAAGTAGAACAATTACAGCTAGAGATTATACCGGATATACTGTAGAAGCTGCGGCTAATGCTAATAAAGCTGTTAAAGGTGGAGGTAGTGTAATAAAAGCTACTAAGAATATTCTATATAGTGTGATATATCCTAGTGCTGCTACGATAGAGCCAAAGGGAACTACTATTACTGCATCGATGAAATCTACATCAGCTAGATCTTTTGCTGGAACAGAAACAGCATTTCAAAAAACATCAGCTTTTAATGGTATTAAATTAAATCAAAACAATACCGCAACTATTATGAAGTTAGTGGCAAATGCTACATCAGAAACCAGTGAACTTGGGTCAGGTGTGAAGTCTTTAGATATGAATATAAATATATCAACTATAGACAATAACGTTGCGCCTATGCTTGATTTACAACGTACTTCAGCAACTCTTATATCTAATGTTATAGATAAACAAGCATCTAGTACTACTACTGGGTTTAATGTACCATTAGTTCATGCTGCTGAAGCTGGACCAAATGGAAGTCATGCAGCTAGACATATAACAAGAGTAATAAATCTTGAATCTGATGCTGTAGGTTTAAGAATACTTTTAGAAGCTAATATTCCAAATGCAGCTGATTTTCAGTTATACTATAGAACTGCAACATCTGATGAACTATTGTCAGATAAGTCATATGCATTAATAACTGCAGAAAATACTAATCCTAAAGATTCAAATCCGCTTATATTTAGAGAGTATAGATATTTAGTAGGAGGCTTAGGAGGCGACTTACCAGCATTTACTAAGTATCAATTAAAAATAGTAATGCAAAGTGTCAACCAAGCGGTGGTACCTGTATTTCAAAGTTTAAGAGCAATTGCATTGAGTGTATAATAATGAGTTATGTAAAAGTTGAAGGTCACCATGGTTATGTTAGAGACAGAACAGGTGCAGTATTGAATACTAATAAAGAAGAAATAAAAGCAGCACAAAAAAGAAAAGCCGATAGAAAAAACAAAGAAAACGAAATTGATGAACTAAAGAATGAAGTAAGTGATATTAAAAAAATTTTAACACAGATTGTAGAGAAATTAAATGGCTAAAACTATAATAAATTTATCAGATCCAGTATCAACTCTAGTTACAAAAACTAACACGATATCTACTCACTTAGGTGATTTAGGCCAACTTAATGTTGGAGCGTCAGTTGACTCAGATATAGTGCAAGCACTAAACTATGTAAATAATATCGTACAAAAAACAGATTCTGCAGATATTATAAATTTAATCGATTCTGATTATGTAATAGCAAGACAAACAAGTGTATCTGGTGCATCAATAAAAGCTAATTTTCAGAAAGATAGTGCAAATGGTATAGGGTTTGATTCTTCACAAGGAAGATTCTTTATTCCAACTGGTACTATTAATCCAGATATGTTAGAAAATCTTGCAGTTACTACTGCTAGAATAGCTGCTGATGCAGTTGATGGAACTAAAATAGAAGATAATGCAATAAACTCAGAGCATTATACTAACGCTTCAATCGATACTGAACACATTGCAAATCTTCAAATTACAACTGCATTAATTGCAGATAATAATGTGACTGAAGCTAAAATGGCTAATGATGCTGTAGGATCGGCTGAATTAAAAACATTATCAACGCTATTAATTAAAGACGTAAGTGGCAACACATTGAAAACTATTCATGGAGCTGGAGCTTAATTAATGGCTAATATTATTGTTAAACAAACAAACTCTGGTGGCACTATACAAGAGATGTCTGCTACTGATAAAGATTATTTAGAACATGTGTTATTAACAGATTTTTATTCTTCAGATACAGGTTCCGGAACATTGAGTGTTAATCCTTCAGATGCGACTGGATTAACAAACATAGGTACTATTACTGATACTCGAGGAGGCGCTGCTCCTGGCGCACACCCAGTAGGAACTAGTGTAACTACAGTAACATATACATTTTATCAAGATTTACGATCAGCATCTGAAAGTGTTGCTGCAGCAACTAGACCATTAATGGTTGATAGTACAACTAATTTAAAAAGAATGCCTTCAACAAATGTTAATTCTGATTTCATTGCATCTACTCAAAATAACTTAGTGAATTCTGGTGTAGGAATGTATAAATTACAACCTTCTGCACCAACAGATGGAACATGGGTATCTAAAAGCACTATTACTAATTTACTTTCAAATGCTACAAATACTACATATAAATTATGGAGAAAATCTCAGCCAGCATCAACACCTACAACAGTAAGACCACTTAAGTTTAGTACTCAAACTATACAAGAAATGACTGATACTGAAATAAAGCAATTTACAGCTAGATTAAAAAATAGAATTAGAGTAGGAGTTGGGCAATACAAAGTTCAAGCTACTGCACCAGATTCTGGCGGAACGTGGGCCATTGCAGGAAGCGCTTTTTTAGATACGCGTTATGCATTAGCTAATCAAACTTATTCAACTGCTTTTTCTAATACTTTTCAAGGAACTTTTACAAATACATTTGCTGGATTTTTCAGTGCTAGCTATGCTCGGATCGAAGCCTTTACTGGTTCGAACCTTGGTAATTTTGCTGGCAGCCGTACAAAGTTTTTTACAGGATCATTTACAGGATTTTTTACAGGATTTTTTACTGGAAATTTTACAGGGTTAACTGTACAAAGCAGTCAACAAACAATATCAACTAAATACTTATGGGTGAGAACCGCTTAATACATTATTGGAGTTTATTATGGAATACAAAGATCTTCCACGAAAAATACTAAATCCCTATTGGGGAAATCAACAAAAAACACAAGTTATATGTCAATTTAATTATGAAGGCGGTCCAGTTATGGAAGCTGCTGTTTCAGATACAAAAGATAGTAATCCAGATTGGAAAGAAATCTTTGAAATATATACTTCTGAAGAAATTGACAAAAACACTGAAGAATTGCTAAAAGAAGTAAAATTAGAACACGATAAAAAAAATGAATTTAAATTAGATGAAAAACAACGAATGAAGACTGACGCTCTTTTTTCAGCTAAACTTGAAGCATTTGAGATTGAAGAAATTAAGACTTCAAAAAACAGAGAATTTAAATCTAAAATAAGAAAAGCAAAAAGCTTAACCGAAGTAATTGCATTTACTTCTTCATTGATATTATTAGAACATGGCAAATAACGGGTTCGTTTATGTTGCAAGTAAATCTAAAGAATTTATTGTAGCAGCAAGATATTCTGCATCTAGTTTAAAAGATCATTGGCCTGATTGTAATGTTACTTTATTCACTCATAAAGAATGGGTGTGCGAAGAAGATAAATCATTATTTGATAATATAATTACTAAAGATGTTCCATATCATGTAAGAGCAAAACTATGGGCTTTAGATAAAACTCCTTATAAGTTAACATGTTATATTGATTGTGATACATGGGTAGAGCATGACGATGTACAATATATTTTTGATCAATATGATTATAATACAGATATTACTATAACAAAAGCTCGAAGATATGCAGCATCTATTGAATCTAGATTTAAAGGCGGAGAATTAACTGATCATTGCGGATTGTTTTTATATAACAATAAAGATCACACTTTAGAATTTATGAAACAATGGTGGTTATTATACTGCGAGCAACATTCTGATAAATGGAAATGGAATACTGATCTTTATCCAGAATATTTAAGACCATGGGATATGTGGACATATTGGTGGTTACAAAATAAAACTGATTATGCAATTAAAAGATCATACTTTCCAGATCCAGACGTTAAATGGAATTTTGTACATGTGTATAATAAACAAGAGCTTAAAGGCCACGATATTGTTATAGGTCACCAGCCTATACCTCAAAGTATGAGAAGTTAATGCAAGTAATTAATATTAAAAATAAAGAAATACTATTGTTACTAAATGACTTTTCTAGTTGGTTTAAAAATTTAGATAAATCTGTTATTAAATTAGCAGGTGAAGCTGATCAAGAAGAATATTATACAGAAGAAGATTATTTTAAATCTGTTAATAAAGAAACTCATGTAGGATATCCAGAAAAAGCTTATGGTATTGATATAGCAACAATTGATTCTACTCCAATTGAATTAAGAGAAAAAATAAGACAAGTTGATATTCAGTTCAGTAGTATATTAGGTGCTCGAAATTGTGCAGTTAAAATGTATTATCCTGAAAATGGATATATGGGTTGGCATAATAATCATAACGCTTCTGGATATAATATACTTTTTTCATATACACAAAATGGTAAAGGTTTTTTTAAATATAAAGACCCTAAGAGTTTATCAAGTGTAACTATGAATGATACGCCTGGTTGGACAGCAAAGGTAGGATATTACGGATCTTTAGAAGAAAAGGATAAATTATATTGGCATTGTGCAAGAGCCTATGAAGATAGACTCACATTAGGATTTGTTATACCAGATAAAAGCTTTTGGGAAATGATGATAGAAGATATAGAATCAGAATAAACCTATAACCATATATCTTTCATAATTATCTAAATCTAATTTACCAGAATATAATATAGTATTAAGTCCACTTTTTTCAGCTAATTCTTCATGAGAGTTTACACAATTAGTATGTTCATCTAAGTGAAACATGTTGTTACTTTGTAAAGCGAAAACACAAGACTTATTATATGATTTATTATTAATAAGTTCAGGTAAGTCAGGCATATGTTCACTAGAAGTGTTAATTACTAAATCAACTTCTTTGTATATTCCGCCAGTTGTTACTAAATCTTGTGTTGAAGTTTTTACAAAATGATGATTAAAATAATTTTTAAAGTTAAAACAAACTGAAGTTGCAAACTTATCACAATCTATATTTGTTAAAATATCAATACTATATTGTTTATTTAACACGTCTATTAAAGGATAACCAAACCAGCCACCATATAGATGAATGTTTTTAAAATCATGTGGTATTTCAATTAATTGATCTACTAACCATTGCTTACACGCAATTTGTTTTGGTGATACACTTTGTATATAATCTTTTATTTTATCTGGGTATCTTCTATAAAACCAGCCTAAGCATTCACTATATCTACTGTCCATTAATCATTCCAATACTTTTCAAATCCATCATATGCGTCATCTTCAATTCCTGGGCCACCCCATTTTTTATCCATCTTCCATTTGTTAAAAATACAAATGCTATATAACGGATCATAAAACAAAGGAACTTTAGGCCCATGCCACCACATTCTTTCTTCATCCATTCCATGTAACCTAGAATATATTTCATTCCTAGGAAAAAATTCAAGTATATTTTTATGGTGAAAATATAAATACGAATCTATTCCTTGATATTTACACATTAAGTAATCACATTGGTCATAGAATTCATTCCACACGTGTGTACAATCACCTTTCCAAATTATAACAGAAGAATTTAAATCCATATTATACCCAGGTGCGACTGGTTTTAAGTTATGAGCATGTGGCTTCCAATAGGCTTTAATCGTGCATATCTTATTATCTTTACAATAATTTATATAATGAGTTATATTATGTTGAATTACAACATCTAAATCTAAAAACATTGTAGGTTTATCAGTTGGCTTCTCAAATAATGTAAGTTTCCACCACCATTTCTCTAAGTCGTATTCTGAATTTAATCTACGTATTTCTATTTCTTTATTAATTAATGTAGAGTTTTCTGTATAACATACAAAGTTAAATTCATGATCAAAATTCTTTTTAACCATTTTATATAAACGATTTACATGTTCATGACTAAATTTGTCACCCCACTTTAAACATATTATTTCCATCTTGTTAATCTTCTATTTGTTAAAATATATTTTTCCATATTTTTGCACTGGTATTTGTTGTGTTTTAATTTCTTCTTTAATTTGAGTAATTGACTTATTTATTCCAAGATGTTTTTTTTCTTTTGGCCATCTCTGTGAATAAATAACAACTAAAGTTATTCCGTTTTCATTACAAAGGTTTTTAGCCAGTTCAAGTTCATGCTCATTATGTTTAAATAAAATAAATTGCCATTCTATAGGTATTTTATTTTTTGTTCCAATAATCATGGCTTTAAAAATTTCATTAAAGTTTGTGCCTATTCGATATATATTTGCAGTTTTTTGACTTGCTCCATCTAAACCAAATGTCCATATAGTTGTTTTATCACAAAGATTGTACGCGGCTTCCCACCAACTTAACTTCTTTCCGGAACCATTAGTTCTTATGCTCATTATATTATTCGGATATTCGTTTTTCTTTATTTCTAGTATTTTTAAGAAATCTGTATGATAAATCGGATCACTAATTTGTCCACAAAAATTCATCCTTGTAGTAAAATTATAAATTTTTCTCATATCTTCATACGACATTTCGCCAGCTAGTTTTACTTTTTCTTTACCTCCTTTTCTTTGCCTTTGACAAAACGGACACTGAAGCCTACATCTAGATGTAGTTTCGATATTAAAAACTGCTTTTTTTTGTTCTTCTATATATGAACTATATAACTTATTAAAATTATTCATTCGAGCAGTTTTTCTTGCAAGTAGAAGGTGCTTCTTCTGGTTTCTCTATAAGTGTTCTATGAAAGTTGATCCAAACGTCAGACATAAGTATATCTTCAATTGTGTCATTTTTTTCAACTTTTAAATCTTCAAAGAAAAAACCAAGCTTTCTAAATTCTTCTATTTTTTTTGGATCTAAACTATCGCACCAGCAACATGGAAGTAGATGCCCTGTAGATACATATGCAGCACCTTTAGATAGTATAGTTTTTTCTCGTTTATGGCATTGAGGTTTTAAGATAAAATCATTCATAAATGTATTTATAAAAGTTAATTTGTATAAATAGTTTAAATGGCAGGGGCGGTAATCGTCCGACAAAGAAATCAACTGGAGTATTTCATGGCCCAATACCAAGAATTTACCTTTGATCAAGGTACTAATACCTCTATAGAACTTCATTTAGTAGATGCTAACGGCGCAGCAAAAAACCTGTCAGGTCATTCACTAACATCTAAAATTAAAAAAACATTTAATAGTGATAGTTCAGAAACTACATCATTTGCTACGCAGATTACTAATGCTTCTGGCGGAATAGCTACATTGTCTCTTACTAATGCACAAACTAATGCATTAAAATCTGGACGACATGTATATGATATAGAACTATCTCATGTTGATAGTGCAACTTCTGCTACAATCATTGAACGAGTACTTGAAGGTCGAATTCAAGTTACTCCTTCAGTAACTAAGTGAGGTATTAATGACAATTAGAGTCACAACAGGCCAAAACACCTTTATTAAAAAGATTGTTGTTGGTACTCCAATATCTACAGCAGTTACTGGTTTATCAATTGATCAGTTTAACGATTTTAAAGTTTCCACGAAATCTGACGCTCAAATACTAGTCTATGATTCAAGTGAACAAGCATTTAAAAACTTTGATTTAAATGTTGATAATGGATTAGAAAAATTATATACTCCAGGAAATGATAGATTATTAATTCGAATAGATTCGAGTTCTTCTCCTATTATATCAGGTCTTACTTCTCATGGAAGCTTATTGCCTGGCGCAGATAGCGCGTATAATTTAGGTGATAGTGATAAAAAATGGAAAGATTTATTTTTAAGTGGAACAACTATTCATTTAGGTGGATTACTACTTAAAGATTCAGGTGATAAGTTTGGTGTTAAAGATAGTGCTGGTAGTGTAGTAAATATAGATTTAGCTGGATCAGTACCTCAAATACGTGGATTTTTCAGTGCTGGTGGAGATTTATCTTATAATTCTTCTACTGGAGTATTTAGTTTTGATGTTGAGCAAGTATATACAAAAGCAAATTTTGATTCTGATTTCAATCTAGCTATTGATGAAGCTGCTTTAGGCGGTGTAGGTTTAGCTTATGACGCTGCAACAAATACTATAAAAATAGATAGTGCTGAATTCACAGCAAACTTTAGTACAACAAATCTTCCAGAAGGAACTAATCAATATTATACAACCGCAAGAGCTGATAGTGATGCAAAGGCTTCTTTATTTGCAAGATCAATAGGTGGCGGTGATGGTAATTTTACTTATGATTCTTCATCAGGAGTAATGACTTACACTGGTCCAAGTGCAAGTGAAACAAGAGCGCACTTTACAGGCGATAAAGGTTTAGTTTACAGTAACTCAACTGGTATATTTAGTGTTGACTCTGCAAATTTAAAGTCAATGATATCTGTTACTGACGCTGGCGGTGATGGAGCATTAGCATATAACGCAGCTAATGGTGTTATAACATATACAGGTCCAAGCCCAACACAAGTAAGAGCACACTTTTCTGGTCAAGGTGACATTACATATGACTCTGCAACTGGTGTATTCTCTATTGATGTAGAACAAATTTATACAAAATCTAATTTTGATTCAGATTTAGGATTAGCAAATACTGCTCAATTACCTGAAGGAACAAACTTATATTATACTACTGCACGTACAGACTCTGATGCAAAAGCTTCATTGCTAGGAATTGATGCTGGTGGCGATGGATCATTTACGTATGATTCAGCAACTGGAGTAATGACTTACACTGGTCCAAGTGCTTCTGAAGTAAGAGCACATATTACAGCAGGTGAAGGTATTGATATATCATCAGGAGCAATATCTGGTGAAGATGCTACAGTATCTAACAAAGGTATTGCGTCTTTTAATACAGAACATTTTGCTGTATCATCTGGAGCTGTTAGTGTAAAAGCTAATGGTATTGATGATACTCATATTGATTTTGGTACAGGCACTAATCAAGTAAGTACTGCAGATCTTCCAGAACAAACTAATTTATATTACACAACAGTAAGAGCTGATTCAGACTTTGATAAAAACTTAGATTCAGCTTCAACTGATAAATTATCAGAAGGTTCAACAAATCTTTATTATACAACTGCAAGAGGTGATAGCGATGCAAAAGCTTCATTACTTGGTGGAACAGGTGTAACTTATGATTCAGGTTCAGGCGTAATATCAATTGGACAATCAGTAGGAACTGGTGATACTGTTACATTTAACGAAATAAGAGGTCCAGCAAACTTTGTTATAGATCCTGCTGCAGTTGGTAATGCAACTGGTAGAGTTACAATTTTAGGAAATCTTACAGTTGAAGGTGTACAAACAGTAATTAATTCAACTGCAGTTTCAATAAACGATAAGAATATTATATTAGCTGATTCTGCAGATTCAGCAACTGCTGCGAATGGAGCAGGTATTACAATTAATGGTGCTAATGCTTCAATAACATATGCGGCAGTAGGCGATAAGTTTGTATTTAATAAACCATTTCAAGGTAGTTTTCTAGGATTTGATTCTGATTTTGATTCCGCACTAGGAACTAAAAACACTGCTAATTTAACTGAAGGAACTAACTTATATTATACTAAAGCAAGAGTTGATTCTGACTTTGATATGAATTTAGATTCAGCTTCTACTACAAAGTTATCTGAAGGAACAAATCTTTATTATACTAAAGCAAGAGTTGATAGTGACGTCAGTAACGGAAATGCTGCACGAGCCGGCACTGTGTTTGTTGACGAATCTGAAGATGATAATGCAGCTTATAATATTATATTTGAGAACACAAGGCCAGCTGGTAATAGTTATTCTCAAATGCAAGTAGACAACGGCGGGTTAACATTTAATCCATCTACTAATCTTTTGACAGTGGCTGGCACCCTGCGAGCGTCTGCTACTGGTAATGGTGGTAATCTTATCTTAGAAAGAAGTGATGGTACAATTGTTGATGGAAATACACTAGGCACAATTAGTTTTAAAGGAACTAATGAAGCTAGTGGCGGTGATGCCAATGTCGAAGCTGCTGCTATTGTAGCAGAAGCAGATACAACTTTTTCTTCTACTGCTAATAATACTGATTTAGTATTTAAACTTAGTACTTCTGGTGCGGCTGCTGAAAAAGCAAGAATAACACATGAAGGAAACATGTTTTTAACAGGTATTATGCAAGCCAATGCATTTACAGGCAGTGGAGCAAATTTAACAGCATTACCTGCAGCTCAATTAACTGGTACAATTGATTCCGCTAGAATACCAGCTTTATTAATTGCTGATATTGGTAATATACCTTCAATAGATCACGACGCTCTTGCTAATTTTGTAGCTAACGAGCATATATCTCACTCTGGAGTTTCTATAGTTGCTGGAAAAGGATTAACTGGCGGTGGTACTATTGTTACTAGTAGAACATTTGATATAGACTCTGCAAATGTACGAGGAATGTTTAATTTTGATAGTGATTATATCTTAGCAAAAGACTCTGCAAATACAGCCGTTGAAAGAAATAAGCATACTGCAGCAGTTAAGAACTTTGCAGTTACAGTCGCTACAAAAAGCACCGATCACGTTTATAATGGATCAGGCAGTAGTCTTGGTTATAAGGTAGATGGTACGTTTTCACCTATAATTCAATTACAATTAGGTAGAACATATAGATTCACTTTAAGTTCAAGTGATATGTCAAGTCATCCATTTAGACTTTATTATGACGCTGCAAAAACAACAGCTTATACTAGTGGTGTTACAACTACTTCAACGTACTTACAAATTGCTGTAAGTGAAGCGACACCTCCAACATTACATTACCAGTGTTCAGCACATGGTTATATGGGTCACGCTCTCGTACTTGGTACACGCAACTTAACAGGATTTACCACAGCAAATTTAACTGAAGGAAGCAATCTATATTTTACAAATGCTAGAGCTCAGGGAGCAATATCAGCAGGCGAAGGTATTGATATATCATCAGGAGCAATATCTGGTGAAAATGCATCAACTTCAAATAAAGGTATAGCTTCATTTAGCGCTGATCATTTTAGTGTTTCGTCTGGTGCAGTTACAATTAAAGCTAATGGTATTGATGATACTCATATTGATTTTGGAACTGGTACTAATCAAGTAAGTACTGCAGATCTTCCAGAACAAACTAACTTATATTACACAGCTGCAAGAACTACCGCATTAATCGATTCTGCATACGTACAAGCAAGAACAGCCGCAGGTACAGATTCAGCCGCTACGCAGTCAATGATTGATTCAAATTTTGCTAATACAATAACATTTGCTAATGACATAATATTTGATTCTGCTGGTGGTATAATATTTGATAAGTCAGATAAAGCTCTAGAATTTGGTGACGATCACAAAGCAAGTTTTGGAACTGGTGGTGACTTAGTCATTAGACACAATAAGGCCAATAACACTTCTTATATCGAAGAAGCCGGTGCTGGTGATTTAGTTATTAAGGCAGATGATCTTTATATACAAAATGCAGCTGGAACGGAAAATATGGCAATTTTCCAAGAAAATGGGTATGTTCAGCTAAGGCACAATCATTCTGTAAGATTCCAAACAAGTGATTCAGGAGTAAGCATAACTGGTG